AATAATTGTGTTAATACAAGATGGTACTGGAAGTAGAACATTATCTACAGGTTCTGATTTTGAATGGCCTGCCGGTACTGCTGGAACAATTTCAACTTCAGGTAATGCTGTAGATGTTATACCGTATTTAGTTGATGCTTCAAATTCTATACTTCTTGGAGCACCTACATTAGCTCTGGCAACACCATCATAATATTTAGTTAGGAGATAATTAATATGGGAATTAATGTTGAGTCTGTGTGGTTTTCTGCTGGTGACACTGAAACAACTACAAATTTAACTGACACTCAAACTGGTTGGTCAGGAGATACAGGTAATTGGACTTTTACTACTGATGAGCAGGTTTACAGTTCCCAAAATACTTTAGGAACTAATCAAAGAACTGCTATTTGGTATTCTGGTGCTGATGTAGAAGGAGCATTTGAAGTACAAATGCAGTTGCAGAATACTAATACAGGTGGTTGGCTTGCAGTATATCCAGCAGATGCACAAGCTCATTTTGGAACAACTGGTAATACATGGGGAATGGGTATGTTTTCGGATAGTTCTAATCATTGGGCTAGTGGGAATCCTTCAAATTTAACAGCTACTGGAGTACAGTTTGGTAATACAGTGTATGCTATGGATGAAGGTTACACTAATAATACTAATGTTGGATCTATTTCAACGAGTGCTGTTTATGCTATTAAAAGATCTGCTAATGGTACGATTACTTTTGAAACAGATGATGTAGTTGGTTATACTAATGACGAAACATATACAGACGATATGCGAATTGGGTTAGGTAGTGCTGCCGAAGGTGTTTATGGACATTACAAGTATGTTCGTTTAATTCAGTAAAAGGAAAGTGCAGTAGTGATTAAAGTTGTGGATGATTTTTTAAAAAAATCAGAATTACAAAAAGTGCAGAATGTAATATATTGCAAATTTTTTGAATGGTATTGGGTAGATGATCCAGCACAAACTGCTACAGGTAGACCTTTTCCTACACCATTTGTTGATAGTCATGAAAAGTATACTCCAGATTATAATCAGAATGATGGGTGTCTGTGGTATTTAAATCATGTATTTTATCATCAACCTATATATTATTCAAAATCTTTTCAAAGTATTGCAGAGGTGTTCCAGACTAAAATTGAAACGAAATCATTAATTCGTATAAAAGCTAATTGTTATCCTATTGGCACGAAACTAGAAGAGCATGGTATGCACCATGATTTTAAATGGAAACATAAAGGAGCTTTATTTGCACTAAATACTTGTGATGGTTATACAAGGTTTGAAACTGGAGAAAAAATAATGAGTGTGGAAAATAGAATGATATTTTTTGATCCAAGTAAAAAACATACAAGTACTAATACAACAAATATGAAAAAAAGGATCAATATTAATTTTAATTATTTTTAATTATAAAGGGATAATAGTATGGAATGTAAATTAGTTTCTATGGATGATCATATTGGTGTTTTTGACACCGATTATGATACTGGTCCTGTTATAGATTTCTTTGAAGATTGTATTGAGAATGGATTAATTATTCCTAGAAATGAAAAGGTAGGTAAACATTTAAAAGTAAACGATACTACTATGTCTTTAGCTACAACGATTAGTGTACGAAAAGATGTTCAAACAAAATTCTTAAAAGATTATGGGGAGTGTACTTATGCAGCTTTTCAAGAATATGTAAAAAACTACCCTACTTTAGAAGAATTTAGACTACAACAACTAATTATTAATTTACAACGTACAAAACCGGGAGAAGGTTACCACTTATGGCATTGTGAAAATACAGGTGGTTCTGGTAGTCGTGTATGTGCAACTGCAATGTTTCTAAATGATGATTTTGAAGGTGGTGAAACAGAATTTCTTCATCAAAGTTGTAGGATAAAACCAAAACAGGGAAGAATAATAGTTTTTCCTGCAACTTATACTCATGTTCATAGAGGTAATCCACCATTAGATGGTAAAAAATATATTTTAACATCTTGGTTAGAACAACAATAAAAAGGAAAGATAATGTGGGCTTTAATAGAAGATGGAAATATAGAAGAAATAATAGGTTATCCTAAAGGAATAACAGTAAATAATATACAATATTCAAAAGATATTTTTAAAGTTTGGTCAGATTCAGAAAGAGCAGAAATAGGTATCTATCCAGTTACAGCTGGAACAAAAAAAGATATAGATTATTATATAAATGGAGATCCTTCTTATTCTTGGGATGCTGATAATTCTGTAGTTATAGAAAGTATTTCTAATACTGCAAGAACACTTTCAACAGTTAAAACAGAACAAACACTTGTTTTAAATAACCATGCTTCAGAAATAATAAAACCATATGTTTGGTTAGCAGAAAGAAAAGTATTTGCAGATACAGCAATTCCAGATGCAGTAACAACATATCTTGCTGATGTAAGAAGTGCAGCTGCTACTGCAACAACAAATGTAGAAAATGCAAGTGATGTGGATGCAGTTGCAACTGCTGTAAAAAATGCAAGTTGGCCGGATGATTCTAATATGAGTAATTATAAGAGATATATTAGATATTAAAAATAGAAAGATATAAACAATGAAATACTTATTTTGGATAGGGGTAGCTATACTGCTTTATATATTATTTATCCCTCTAGTAAAATCCCAAGGGATTGAAGGTGAAATAGAAACAAGAACAACTATGAGAAGTCTTATCTGTGCAAAAGATTTTGACTTTGCTCATAAAGACTTAACAGAAAATTACAACGAAGTAGTTCTCTGGGAAGGCGTAACAACAGGAAACAAAATTTTAGTAAAACTGTACATGAATAAACAAACTGGACAGTGGGTAGTCTTTGAAGTATACCCTGATGGAAGTGGTTGTGCTGCCTTTGGGGGAGACCAATCAATGATCAAGGAGACAATAAATGGCACCAAGCAATAACGAAGTGGAAATGGGAAAGTTGATACAAGCTGTAAAGACTCTCTCCAAAGATGTGGAAAGGTTATCTAACAGATTAGATTCTTTAGAAAGTCAATTAGACAAAGGTAAAGGATTATTTGTAGGTATTCTTCTTGTAGCAAGTGGTGCTGGTGCTGCAATATCATCATTAATGAGTAAGTGGTTTTAAAAAATGGCAAAATTACCTAGAATAATAAGAAATACACAAGATGGACAAATGAAAAAGTTGCAGGAGGGAGGTACTGCTACGGAAACAGGGACTGTAACAAGTCAATTAGGATTAACAGCTCCACAAGCACCTGAGCAAAAAACCCAGTTGACAACTGGAGAAACAGTAACACCTACGTCTCTTACACCAACAACACAAGAAACAATAGAACCAATATCTGTAGGTACTGCTCCAACAACAGGAGTAGCAACAGCTGATGTAACTAATTTAAGTGTTGCTACACCACAAGCACAGGCAGCTTCTACATATTCGTCTTATACAGTTGGAGATACGCCTGAAGCAATAGCTGCTCAAGGTACACTTTCACAAGAATCTAAAATAGGTGATGTGCAAGGTGCTGTATCTGACGAGGCAGTGGCACAAGCTGCTCAGGGAACAGTTAATGAAAAGGCAACAGTTAAGTATCAATTGGCACAACTATTTAGTAGCATTGAAGAAGGGGGAGAACTACCAGCTTGGGCTGCTCCTGCTGTAAGAAATGTATCAGCACAAATGCAACAACGTGGACTTGGTGCATCCTCTATGGCTGCAGCTGCGATAACACAAGCGATTACAGAGGCTGGTATTCCAATTGCTGCTGCTGATGCTCAAACATATTCTAGGATGGAATTGGCAAATCTTACGAATGATCAACAGACTGCACTACAGAATGCCATGACTTATGCAGCAATGGATAAAGCTAATTTAGATACCAGAATGCAAGCTGCTGTAAATAATGCGAGATCTTTTTTAGCTATAGATACACAAAATTTAACAAACTCACAACAATCTAATACGTTAACCCATCAAAGCCACATACAAAAATTATTTACAAATCAAGCTCAAACAAATGCAGCTAGTCAATTTAACGCTAAATCAAATAATCAATTAACAGAATTTTTTAGTGAATTAGGTGTACAAGTAGAAAATGCTAATCATACTAGAACAGCAGCGATGAGACAGTTTAATGCAGATCAAGGAAATGCAACAGAAAGATTTGTATCGCAAATGGAAGATAGCCGAGATAAATTTAATGCAAATATGTCTGCTCAAATTGACCAAAGTAATGCTAATTGGAGAAGACAGGTCAATACACAGAATACTGCCACACAAAACGAAGCCAATCGTTTAAATGCACAAAATTTATTAGGCATTAGTGTGCAGGCACAAAATCAATTGTGGCAAAGATATAGAGATGAAGCTCAGTGGGTACTGCAAAGAGCCGAATCTTCTGCTGCTCGTGCTCATCAGTATGCATTACAATCACAGTCTAATGAATTTAGTAAAGAAACGTATCAAACTGAATTTAAAGATAATGTGTATATGGAAGTAGGCAGTACTATTTTTGATAAAATATTCGGCTAGGGGAGAAGATAGACTATGATAAAAACTTTAAGAAAAATGTGGAAATCTAACTGGGGAAAAGCAGCAATGGTAGGTGTTGGACTTGTAGGATATGGAGTAGCATCTAAAGCCTTTCCACAAACTCTACCATCAATAAGTGATTCATTTTTAAGTAGAACTTTTAAACCTGATCCCGGTACTGGATTTCTTACAGATGTTAAAGGAAAACTTTGGGATATAGCTACTATGCCTACTAGGGTAGGAGAAGCATTGGGTGGTACAACTTTTGATTATTTTATGGGAAGAGGTAATACAACATGGGCAAATGTTCAGAAAAGTTTAAGTGATGCTACTGGAGGCTGGTTTACAGGTGCTAAAGATCTAATTAGTGGTTATAGAGCAATGCAAGGAGGGCAACCAACAGGAGATCCCGGACAGTACCATAGAAAAGGAGTTGTCCATGAAAAAATTTCACCAATTACTGTAGGTGGAGGTGCAGCACAAATTGCTGCAGCTGGAGATTGGGGTAAATCAGGTTTTAAACCGGGTGGACTTGCTAATCAGTTTACAGCATTGGCCCATAGTGATCAATATTATCCAAAAATACATAATCAAACATTCAGCTATGGTAAACCTATTGGTCAAACTATAGATTTAAAGAGATCTGGAATTTTAAATGTAACAAAACCTAGCTTTAGATATACAGCCTAAATAGAAAATTTATATACAGGGGAACTAAATCATGTTATTGAATCCAAAAAAACAACGAACTAATGTACGAGGACAAATAGATTCTACAGATCCCTTTGATGCACCTATACCGGGCCAATCTTTAACAGAGGAGCCCGGAAAGTATCCTTGGGAGCATCCTCCAAGAATAGTTAATCCTGATGAAGCATTTGAATTTATTATTTATAAAATAGAAGATAATCCTGAATTACAAGAAGACTTGGATAAATTTCTTATGACTGGTACTCCTGTAGAAAGTATTGTAAATACTATTGCTTTTACTGGATTTGCTGAAGGAGTGTGGTCTCCTGATATTGCTGAAATGATCAAATTTCCCCTATCAGCGTATTTTGCAGTAAGAGGACAGGATTTGGGTTTTGATCTTGTTATGTTTAATAAAGAAGATACACCCTCTGTAACTGATGAAAATATTATAAATAATTTACGAGAAAATAATCCAGAAGCATTTGAACTTCTTAAAGAAGAACTTTTTAAAGATGAAGAAAATACTGCAAGTTTTCTTGATGAAGCACCACCGATAGATGAGGAAATAATAGCAGAAGGAGAATCAGAAGTAGAAGGGGTAGATATGACTGAAATTCCAACTGAAGGAATGTTAATGACAGAAGGGGAGGATGTAAATTATGGTTAGTCCATTTATGGCTGGTGTCGCTGGATTTTTACAAAGGCGTAGACAAGCAAAAGATGCTCAAGCATTAAGACAACATGATTTAGATAAAATAACACAACAGGTTACAGCAACGTATAATGCTCAAAATGCACTTATTCCAAAATTAAAAACTCTTAGTGCTGATGGAAAAACAACTGAAAATCTACCAGATGAAAATGGTTTAACAATAAATATGGAATGGGATAAAGTAGAAAACTATAATGATGCCTATGAGAAAGCTAATACTATCCATCGTATGGCTAAGAAATATTGGCCTACATGGAATAACGATCAAAAAAACTTTTTTCTAAATGGCCCAATAGCTCAAGCTAGAGCCTCATTAGATGCATATGGTTATACTCAAGATGATAAAAGTTTAGTTATTCTTCAACCCCACCCATTGTTAGCATTTGATGGAGGTATGGATAGCAGGGGAAGTGGGGGTCTTTTAGATTCTGATGTAGTAGATACAGTAACATTAGAAGCTGATGGTAAGGAAATAGATGCTTTTCAAGGATATAATTTTAGTGAGAGTCAACAAAAATTACTTCCTGAAGCATTTACAGTGGCTCAAAAATTAATTAGTAAAAAAGATATGACTAGATTACCTAAAGACGCTACTCCAGAATTGAAAAAAAATCTAGCAAAAAAATTGGTGGGATTGTATACGCCAGAAGCTCTTTATACAGTATCTAAACTTCAAAATATGGGAATAGATTTGGCTTTAAAGGGTGGTATTGTTAGTAGAGATTTATTAGATACAATAGAGGCATATGGAGCAAAATTTTATGGGGCTGGACCAGAGCATGCCCAAGTCAGATATGAACATGTATATAAAGTTTTAAGTGCTGCAGCCGGTGATGATTATACAAAATTTGCAGGTAGATATCATTTTGTAAATTTAGATAAAACTCCAGCTGAAGAAGCAGCTAAGGATTTTGGTATAGATAGACAAGCATATCAAAAAGTAGCAGATGATAGTTTTAAAGGTATTTTAAGTATTGATGCTTTGCTTCAAAATCATGACAAATGGGTAAATAGTCAAGGTCCAAATTCTCCTGTACCTCTTGGGCTGCCCGGAAGATTTGCTAGTTTAGTTGCAAACGCAGCAAAGTCAGGATTTGGTATTCCAATTGTAAAAAATCTTGTTGCTAGTTTAAAAGATGCAGCTGGAATACAAACTATAATAGGTCAAGATAAACTTGAAGAACGACTTGCAGAAAACTGGGAAAAATATACTACCGGAGTAAACCCAGACGATGAGCAAGGAAGATCTTATTTAGACTCTGTTGGTTATTTCCGAGCTACTTATGAAGTATACACTGAAATGCTCGCCTACCAATTAGCCTCAGCATTACAAGGAGGCACAGGAGGTAAAACTATATCTGACCAAGATGTTGTAAATATTAAAAGAGCATTAGGAGAAAGTATTTTTCAGGATGGTCAGTTTCAAGTTCATAGACTAAAAGAAATTAAACGATTTTTATCTATACTGCACATGAAGAATAAATATTTAGGTTCAGCTCATGCAACTAGTGTAGGAGCCATACGAGCAGGGAATGCATTTAGAGAATACGTCTATAATAAAGCTTTAGTAAGAGATTTTGGTCCTGCAGCTGGAGGATTAGGTCCTACAGTACAATTTAGAGCTTCAAGACAAGGTAGTACACTTCTTGTACCCGGCACTTTATCTGAAAAAGCTGTAACGATACTTGATGGTCTTTATACAATTGCTGATGAAAGAGCAGGTGTACAACCTAAAAATACAGCTAATGAATACTTAGTAAATCAAGTTTCAGCTGAAGAGGAAGGTGATAATATAGATCGTACTAAAAGGGTAACAGTTAGTGGAATAGACGGAATACCTGATGGTGATTATTCATACGCAGAACTTGAAGCTATAAAAAAGAATACAAATGTAGATGATGTTCTTAAAATTGGTCAAATAGATGCCCTATTTAAAGAGTATACAAAGAAAAAGAAGGAATAATACATTGGCAGATCAACAAGTCATACTAAATAAAAAAAATCCAGTAGAAACTAATCCAGTTACAGAAGATGTAACAGATCCTAAGAAATACTTTATCCCTCCAGATAGTGAGCCTGTTGTTGTAGATAGGACTTATGCCCATGTAACATCTGATGATGAACGAGAGCAAACAGAAATAGTTCCCTCTATAGCATCTGCAGCTGATATTCCTGTACATCCTGCAGCATTAGAACCCCCATTTGGGCACCGGACAAAACCTTCAGTAACTTGGGAAGAATATCAACAAAAAAAACTATTAGCAGTTAAAAAAGATCCTACTTTAGCAAAATACCGAGATTTACTTAGGTTAGAGGTATTAAAAGATGGTGATAAAGAAGTAGGAGTAATGTTTAAACAGTATAATGCAGAGGATGAACTTGTAGATACTTTCACATTTCCTGCTGGATCGTATACATCTAAGCAAATAAATAGGTTATTTCATGATACTAAATCAAGAATGGAAAGAAAGGGTGTAACAACTTTAGGGGGAATGCCCGGAAGAAGAAGAACACTCGCAAGAAGAATAACAGAAAATCTTTATAGGCGTACAACAGAAGCCCCACTATGGGGAGCAATTATGTACTCTTTAAGTGCAGGAAGAACAGCAACAATACCCGGTGCGATACTTCTAGCGTATAATTTAAGCCCTACTAGCTGGAAAGAAGCTTTTAATATACCAGAAGGATTCCATGGAGAATTATATGAAACCGAAGAGGTAATACTCTGGATGGATAAAGTAGAACGAAATTGGAGGGATGGGCCAATAGGTGATCCAGATTTAGGCTTATTTGATAAATATGGAACATTAAAACCATTAACAGTAGATGAAGTAAACGAAAATTTAGACACTGTATCTCCAGATTGGGCAATAACAACTTCAAATTTAGCTTTAGAACAACTGTTAACTGGTGGTGGATTTATTCTTGGTCTTAAAATGAATAGAGAATTTCTTAAAACTCTTACTGAACAAGCTGATGATGTTGCTGTAGCATTTAAAAATAAACATGGAAGGGAACCAAATGTACTTGAAGCAGCAAAATTATTAGAATTAAGAGTTAAAGCAATAGCCCAGACTTCTAAAGAAGGTAAAGATTGGGTATCAAAAAGAATACAAAATTTAGCAAATGTTAGAAATGATTTGGTTTTTGAATTTTCAAGAAAATTTGGTAAAAATTTTACTGCATATGGAGTTACTGATGGGTCTTTTATTTTATCTTCTTATGGATTAGATAAAATGGCTGATGGAGGTTGGGATATTGGGGGTGGTTATAATACTATGGGTGCTATTCTGACAAGTATAACTTCCGGTGGAGTTATAACAAATATAGGTATACCCCTTGTTAGAGGACTAGCTGAACCTACTATTACTGCAGCTACATTTCCCATTAGTTGGGTAGGTAAAATTAAAGATCCAAAAATAGTTCTTTCTAATGCAGCAAACAGAACCAGAAGAGAAGATCCAGATTTTATTATTAGTTTAGAAAATAAATTAAATAAAAATTTGCAAAGGGGACAAAAAAGAATTAAAGTTGAAGATGAACATATACTAAAAGAAATGATAGAAGTTAGAGCTACAACAATAGCCGGAGGAGATCCAAAAAAAATACGACCATTGCACAGAGAAGAGGCAAGACGAGCAATAATAAAAGAAAATGAAGGGGGTATAGATGGGGAGAAGATTATTTCATGGCTACGAGGTGAAAACACGTTAGAAGGTTTGGGTTTACAAGGTAAACATAAAGAAATGGCTAGAGGATTTATTAAAAATTTTCAACTCCTATCACCAGATTCACAAGTAGCATTAATTTCACACGTAAAAAGAGCTACTGTAGTTACTGATAAATTACTTGAACTGGGTATAAAAGATCCAGAAGCTGGTTTTGGTCTTCTATTTGGTTTAAATACTTTAAGAGCTGCAGAACCTGATATTCTTATGCAAGGATTAGCTAGATATGCAGGGAAAGATAAAAGTGGATTTTGGAGAAAGAGTCTTTTTAAACAAGTAAGTCTAGAAGAATATTACCAAACTAAAATGGATTATACCAGACAGTTAGAAGATCAATATAAAAGAATACTTATGGAAATGACTAAAAACCAAAATTTACGAAACAAAGGAGCTTTGGGATTTATACAAACAGATGTACAGGAGTACCTAGATGACATGGGTAGAATGATAACAAAATTGGGTCAGGAAAATACAGCTTCAAAAAAATTACTGAAAAAAATAGGAAGCTTAACAATTGAAGATGGTAAAAATATAATAGATGATCCAAGATTTCATGATAAAGTAGAACAATACATTAAAGCTATAAAAAAAATAGATCCAAATGCTGAAGAGGTATTTGCATTAGCTAAACAATTTGAAGCAAAAAAGATACTTAGTGGAAAAAATCTAGTAAGAGCTATTCAGGAAGCAAAAACAGGTTCACAAAAAGAAGCAGCTACAGGTAGAGCAATTGCATTACCTATTATAAACAAAATGAAAAATCTTAGAGATGAAAAAAATAGACTCTATGCATTAGCTAGAGAGCAAAGTGGATCCGTTCAAGTAGATAGTACCAGACTTTACGATGACCTTACAGAAATGTTTGCCCTTCAAAGTAAAGCTAAAAAATTTAAAGAGAGCACAGATGATGTAGAATTAGATATTAGAGATGTATTTAATGCTACAGCAAATGCCTATTTTGTTAAGCTATCAAAAGAAATACCTGAAATGTCTTCAAAAAATGTTGATGAATTTATCAAAATATTTGCAAGAAAGAATGGTGATGGAGAACTACTTCCAAAGATTATGGGAGATTCTGCTTCAAAACTAAGATATATGATGGACAACAATGTATTAGCAGTTCCTGCTCATTTAAAACCTGCTTTTACAATGGGTGTAGGTGATCTAAAAGATATGAGAATGGCATTAAATGCATTAGCTAACCGATCAAAAGGTGAAGGACAAACTACTACGCAAGCATTTAGAAGCCTTGGATTAGAGGATATAGTAAAAAGAGTAGATAGTGAATTGGATGATTTAGCATTAGCTGGAAAGTATGATTCTAAACTTTGGGATGAGGGTGATGCAGCAAACATGATATATCATGATGCTAAAGCTACAAGATTAATAAGGGATACTGTAGGAACGAGACATCGTTTCATGACTGATACAAAAGAGTGGTATTATAAAACACCAGTAGAAGAATGGGGAAATAAAATATTTAATAATCCTCTAAAAGCACAAAGTGTATACGATGATATAGAAAGAGTTTTTGGAAGTGATAAAAAGGCATACGATAACATAATAGAGGCTATAAATCAACATGCTCTTTCATTAATACAGCATGAAGCATTTGACTCAAAATTAGCAGCAATGGTACAAATAGGAAGGAAAGGAAAACTTATAGCAGATCCTGATAGGGAGTATGAAAAGGGTGCCCGATTTATAAAAGAAAAAATTAAAATGATTGAGGCACTTGAACTAGCCAGTGGTGGTAAATTTAATTTTAAGCATGCATATAATTTTAGTAAAAAACTAACTGACTTAGCAATGAAAGATAAAAGCATAATAAAAAAATTGAAAGAAGCAGATGTGAAGAGAGCCAAGTATCAAGACACATTTAATGATTTGTATATCAAAGATAAGGGATTATTTGTTAAAAGATTAGAAAAGCTAGGCATGGATATAGAAAAATGGACTGAAAATCCCCAAGCCTTTTTAACAGCATTTCAAAGTGGAAGCATTAAAAAGGCAAGAGACGCTTATAAAAGACAACATGCATGGCAGGGAAGAGGTAAAGCTGAAAAACAATTTGATGCTATGATACATTCCTTTTTTGTAGAGGGATTTACAAAAGCATTTACTGGAAGAACAGGTACAATACGAGTAGTATCAAAAAGTTTATCAGGCAAACCACAGCAGTTTGGTGGTGGTTTTGGGTCTAAAGGGGTACTAGATCAATTTGAAACCGATAAAATGCTGGATGGTCAAGCTGTTATAGACTTTTTAGCAGACAATGGTGATTTGATAAAAAAATACATACCAGATATTGAAATAGATAAATTACGTTATATAGTTGATGCAACAGCTATGAGACAAGTTGTACCAGCAACAGCAGGTGTAGAAAATATAACATCAGGTTTAACAAAACTTACAATTGGCTCTTATGTCAGTAGACTTTACGCTGTTTCTTCTGGTCGTACAGGTTTAACGTATGTTGGGGTAGAAGCATTAGTTGTACAACTACAACGACATGAAGTAGAGGTTATGGCTGCTCTTATGATGAATCCCCAAGCATCACGAGCAATTGCTAAAATAATAAGCTCAGGTAAACCAATACCTGCTACTATTGAAAGTTCAAAAGTTGCATGGCTTCCAGAATTGTTAGGACAGATAGATGCTTTAATAGAAGAACAACTATTTGAACCTGTAGTTATAGAAGAAAGCACACTATTTGAACCTACAACTATGGCAAGCATGGAACCTACAAATCAACCAACATCAGAAGTAGCGATGTTAAATTCAATGCAACAAAATATAGGAGGGGCAAATGCCTGAACAAGAAAAAATAACAGGAAGGTCTGATATGTCAGCAAACCCAGACAAAACTTCCTACACACCAAAAAAAGTACAACCACCAACACCTATGACGGATGCTGTAGAGTTATCCAATGTAGAACCGATGGGTGAAAAGAAATACCCCAATATAAAACAAATGAAATATGGTGGTACAGTTGTTTATAATAATGGACCAAGAAAGGTGAGGACATAGCTATGGCAAGGATTCAATCAGAAAGATTAAGAGGAAAAAAACCTCCTGCAATAGATTATAAAATAGGCAACGGAGGTATACGAGATTTATTTAAGTATATATTCGGAGGTCAAGAAGTTCGTGATTCTATGAAAATTGTAAAAACATTTCGTGGTAAGAAAACAGTTATAAAAGATGTTATGCATAAAAATGTTATTGCAGATAGTCTTACAGAAACAATAAATAATTCTAATCAAGTTAGTAGAATGGCAGGAGAAAGAGCAAGCCAAATACAAACAGACATGTTAAAAGCTATGGAACATGATTCAAGAAGACTTACAGCATCTGATGCAACAAATCAATTAAGAGAAGCAGCTACGTATCCTCCGGGCTATACAGACACGCTTGCAGACACGCTTGATACAAGACCTGATCCTATACAAAAGAAACCATTCATACGAGCAGTGGACTATAGAGCTTATGAACCACGAGGGAAGGGGCTCCACACTCTTCCTGAAAAACCAGTTAAAGATCCATCAGTACCTACAATAAGTGCAGCAGGACCTACTAAAATGCGACCAATGAGAGGGTACTCTCCATTAGGAATGGCAGGTGAAACTAATATAGTAGACCGATCAAGACTTGGAAGAGGTGCACCTGAATCCTACGCAAGAGATCCAATAATTAGAGTTGAAGATGAGAGAAATTTCTTTGGTGAAGGTCAGGTTGGATTTAACTACGGTGGAAAAGTAAAAACAAAAAGAAAGAAAAGACTATACAAAGGTGGTAAAGTAACTTCTTACAACTATTAAGTTTTACAAAGCTTACCTACATCTTTCTCTATAGCATGGCCCACTCCTTTAAGATAGTCAACAATAGAACCTAACACATGTGTATTAGGATAATCTTTCCTCCAGCCATCTAAAGCTGTAATAAGGTTATCCCGTTCTATATAATTAAACTCCGTTATTACTTGACCACTTGAATTTAAACTAACTTGTAATTCAAATAATTTTGCCTCAACCATAAATCCTCCTATATATCAACCAATTCACACACTCCGGCTGTACAGGCTAGTTCTTGTGATCCTTTAGTATTATCTTCTTTTTCATATTCTTGTAACTTTTGCCAATCTATATCGGTTGGCATTTTTTTTGACAATTTCTTGTACTCCTCTTCTTTTATATCTTGATATGGTGCTTGTTTATAAGTATGATCGGAATGTGGTAAAAAAGATACCCCACTCAGATGTTCAAAATTATTCCAACACCAAGACCCTACATTAACCCACTCATGTTCACGCACTGAAATAGTAACAGACGGTTTATGCTCACACCAATGTTCAGCGTAAACCCTCCAAAGTTCTAATTGATTAATAGCTGATATATCATTCCTGCACACTGCTTGATTAGGTGCTTTCATAGGAAAAGAAAACACAGTAGTATGATCAGGTTTAAGATAATCCGGCTCATTAGGTATACCAGATGCAATCATGAACTGCGTAAGAGGATCTTTATTATCCCCCCTTACTGTTCTGACATAGAAAGGATTATGCCTTGCATGAATGCCACTGGAACTATCAACTAACTGACTGACAGTACCTGATGGTTTCACACAAGTGATAGCAGTAGATTGTGGTATACCTAATTTACCAGACCACTCTTTATTGGTTTGTACAGCAACTGATCGCAAAGTGTTCAGGTTATCAATTAACTTCTTTCTTGAATTTTCTACCCAAGGTAAAGCAAGGTAGTTATCTAATATACCTGTAAGTGATACACCAAGTAATCTCTCCTCTTCTGTATTATTTTGCCATCTTTTACGCAAATAACCAAAGTTGGTGAAGGTAGCCTGTATAGTGCCTAGTATAGTAGCGATCTTTACTTTTCTTTTTAGTGTATCCACTGTATCACCTGCACGTACTACAACTTCCGTAAGATTACAGAACTGATTTGGTCTTAATATAATTTCTGAACAAGGATTTGTTCCAAATTCTACATCGGCATCTCTTCTACCATTCTGTCTAGCTTTCTCTTGTGCTGATGCTCTGTTAAATATTCCCCTTTCCCCAGATTTGCTTTCATAAAGGGATAACCATTCTTTCATAAATGTTCCCGTATCCGGTCTGTCTGTATAAACAGCAGAATTATTAGCTAATGCCCGTTCCGGATTTGTAGTCCACCACTCTCCCTTTTTAGCTGAACGTATTCTATCATCAGATAAATTAGACAAAGATATAAGAGCTGATCTACGAACACCACCAACAACAACTACCTCTCCTGTTTTACAAACTATATCATGGCATTCCATAGATGTAAGTTTTCTTCCTTTTGCATTCTTAAACTTTTCTATAGTAAAATCAAATAAATCTACTAAAGGTTGTGGGCCACTAGCCCTTCCACCAAATGTTTTAAGTCTGGAACCTGCAGGTCTAACTTTTGATACATTTACTTTAGGGATGCGAGAAGTATAGAGGTAAGATATTAAATCCCTAAATGCTCTTGCCCACCCTTCTTTAGAATCAGCTACAGCTATAACATCATCCGTCTGTTCAAATTCTCTATTGGGAACAGTGGGCAATCCACTAACGTACTGTCTTTCCACAGAAAATCCCACACCTGTGCCATTCATTAAAACATACAAAACTTCATCAAATGCTTTTGGATTATCTATCGGTATATACGAACAGTTATAGCTTGCTACATTTTCCCTTTCCAATGCTTTCCCTGAAGTCATCAAAGCCCTCATACTTGGCATAACTTCAAGGGATAGTATAGATTCTTCTAGCATTGTCCATGTATTGGAAGGAACTTTTGCTTCAATGTTTTCCTGTACATGATATTTAAAAAAGGTTACAAGTCGGTTAACCGTTTCAGACCACGTTTCTCTACTTCCTTTTTCCTCCAGCCATCTTGAATACCTTGATAGATGTATAAATGACTGATAGCTTGTAGGTAAATAATTTCCAGCTACCACTATTTATCTCCATATTCTAATTCTAATATCAATTCAGCATAATGTATAACCTTTTTTATATCTTCTGCACCATTTTTTAATCTATGGCGAGAAATATATTTTACTATATTTCCTTCACAGAAGTCAAGTTTATTTTTTGCAATGTACTCTATAGGCATAATTTTAAAATGCCTGTAGTGATCTCCACCAATTTGTTTTTCACTAGCTATCATTTCTTCTTCAGCTGTCATTCTTGCCATGTATTTTTCATGGGGCTCATGTACCCTTTTCATTATCATCTCCAAACAAATAGGTAATATTATCTACATTTTTAGGTTGTCTCTCTTTTTTTCTTGCTATTAAATCATCTATAATAGGAACATCTATAGTATTTTTTAATTCTTCTAGTATAACACTTTGACCCCGTTCCTTTAATACATCCATATCATTAGCTAGATAAGATAAGATACCCCTTACAAGAGCATAACATAGATCTACATAATTTCTTCCCACTGTATGTGTATCAAAAATACCTAAATCTACACCATCTTTGCCACTAGGTCTAATTAGCAGTACATACATATCTTTAGGTAAACCCTCTTTATATTTTAGTAATTCTTCACTATTCATCCATCCATTCCTGTGGCAAAAATCCTTGACACCATTTAAAACCATGACGTTCACACCAACCTGCATAAGTTGTTTTAGATCCTTTATACAGCTTATTGTTTGCATTCATGAATAGAAAACGTATATCTAATTCAGGATGTTGTTTTTTTATCAACAGATGCTTTCCTCTATCTGCTGTCGTAAGCCTTCCTTTTGCTTCTATAAGAAACTTTTCTAAAGCAAAGTCAGGAATATAAGTAGAATGCCTAACATAATCTATTTTCTCCGATTCGTATTTAAATTTTATTTTATATTTATTTAAAGCTACAGCAATGCCAAGCTCAAAATCCGATCTGTATCCATGACTGCGTAGTACCATGTACTTCCCCTCATAAAATAACCATCATAAAAAAACTAATCATAGCTATTATTACTAATATATACCCAGCAATTAACAAATCTCTATGCATTACAGTTTCGGTAAATTTCTAGATATTATATCTTCAAATTTTTCATTAAAGTATTTAAAAGTTTTTGGTGCACTTTCTTTTAAAATACTTCTCAATTCTACCATACCTGTCCAATGCAAAACAACAAGACCACCTCTTTTTTTTGCATGTACAGCAAGTTCTCCTAAATCATAATCTATTTTTTCTAAATGTTCTTCAAACCTATCATCTTTCCATGGTTCATCTAAATCAAAAGTAGTTGTCATTCTTATAGGTAATCCACTTGGACTATTTCGTAATTCTTTAACTATACTATCCCCACCAAATTTTTTATCACATTCAGGATAGCCAAAGTAAGTTTCACTGTTTAGGTATCCGTCACCAATAGTTACTTCTGTAGATAAGTAAATCATACTTCTACCTCCCGTTTCTTTAATTTAGTGTACCAGATTATAGGTCTTTGTGTTGCTTGTGTACCAACTCTTCTATGTTGTTCTGCAGAAGGCCAGCATTGTTTCTTATAATCACAATAGCTACAAATAGTATGCATCAGTCTATTTCCTGTAGCAATAATCTCACCCTTTCGTTTACCATATTGTACTCTAAATGTTTCTTCTCTGTCTGCAAATTCCTTTTTAAGAGGTTTATTTGCTGTCATAGTTTTAGCATTCTTCTCTGCTTTTTCCAATTCCTCATCCGAATCTTCCTCTTGATAATCCGGTGCCTCACAAACAGCCCATTCACCCGATGCTTTGTCTATAACAATCCACCCACCAAAATCCATATTCTTTGCTTTGCTGTACAGGTATCCCTGCATAAGATAACCAAAAGCATCATCTTCTTTTACCTTATTGTATCCACCAAACTCTCCACTAAATTTTTTAGAGAAAGCATACGGGGATGCTGATTTTATATCCCAGACTTTGCCATCAATAACAACGTCAAGAGTACCATCAAGTTTACAGGATTTTAAATCAAGGGACACTTTTTCTTGTTCTGATTCTACATTAACTTCTGATGATTTCAGTATAACCATAGCAATTGCTTCTATTATATCACCAAATAAAAATCGCATAATTGAATTATACGCTATTTCTTTATCTGATCCATTTTTATCATGCCATTGTTGACATAATGGCCTACCTAAACCACTCATGCGTAATGAATAACTACCCCTGCCACGAGATATTTGTTTGACAAGAGCTTTTCCACAATTGTCTTTAAATTCTTCTATAAGTTCAGGGTCTAGATCAATGCCCTCTCTTGTGGCACGATCTAGAAACCCTTGCACTTTCATGAAAATAGGATTAAACACAACCTATCCAGTTGTTCCGTCTAAAACTTCACTAAAATTAGATAGATCACCGGCTTTAGTTCGTTTTTCCTTTTCCGTTTTCCATGCATTAAGAACCTTCTTGTTTATAGCATCTCTGGTTTCAAAGAATTTATTCAGTAATTCTTGATCACCATCCTTTGTTTGTATATTTTTTAACACAGAAAGGATAGGAACATAATAAGAATTACCACCAAGTTTCTTCCTTGAAGTAACAATCTTGTTAACTACAGCATTCATAACCTGTTTCCGACCTATCATTTTTATATGATCACTAACAGGTATAAAACTTGATCCTCTTATATACCAAACAGAAGGAGTTTCATTCTTCATTTCTATCTTCTTGCCATCAGCATCTACAGGATCAATAAGTCTTACAGTATTGTATAAAACCTGATTGCATTTTACACTTTTATGCAAAGTTAACTCTGGACTATCTTTTGGCAAATTATCTACTTCACTTTTTGTTAATCTACCACAACGAAAGTTGCCTTCAGTGTCATAGAAATCAGCACTTAAACTCGGTGCTTGAATTGTTTGACAACCAAAAGTATTTTCTGCTACATCCCACCTACTATAAGTATAGAATCTGCAGAATATCCTTAATTCAGCCTCTTTAGCATATACCATAGTATTAAGTTCGGGAATTTTCAAAGAGAATTGACCACGAGGTATATTTCTTCCCTCGTTATCTTCTTCACTATGATTAATGGAAAAACGAGGCAAACCTTGATTACTTTCAAGACTTGTATCATTTTGTCCTGTAAGAGCAGCTATTTCTTGTATAGACATAGTTTTCAAGGAAGGAACTGCACTTACCTTATTTACTGCAATGTCATTAGACATCATCGCTTTTCTCCACTATCAGAGTGTTAAAACATTATCCATGTTAAGCCAATTATTACCCATTTTTAATTCAATGCCAATCGGCATATCATAGTTAATGTTGTATCTACGTTTAGCCTCTGATTTAATACTCAACATAGATTCTTTTAATATTTCAATTGCATCTTGCTCCTCTTCAGGATACACATCAAGAACAATTGAATCATGTACGGTATTGCATACCACAGACTTCATTCCTTTGTCAAGTAAAAATTTTCTTAAATTTATTAAAGCTAAAGGAAGTAGATCTGCTGTAGCAAATCCCTGTACAGGATAGTTTTTTATGGCTGTAGCATGGGAAGAACCCCCACTGAACACCCTACGAACATCAGGAAAATGATAAACCCTACCAGAAGGTAGAGTAATTTTCTTTTTCTGTATAGCCTCATTCTGCAATAGCACATGCCATCGTGCAACATCTGAATATCTGGCCTTAAATAAATCGTAGTAGGCGACTTCTTTTTCGGTTCCATAAGTACCTCCATATAGTGGTTTAAATGTATGTGCTTTTGCTTCTTGTCTGGTAACTTCTAATGCTTCTGCAGAAAAGGTATGTACATCAAAACCTTTTGAAACATCCTCGTAGACCTGTTTATCTTTTGCTAAAAATCCTGCAACACGAAATTCTAACTGTGAGTAATCTCCCTCAAGGATTTTACCCTTTTTCCATCTTGATACTATACAACTACGTACAGGAAAGGTGCCACCTCTCGGCATATTTTGAAAGTTTGGATTGCGAGAAGATAGTCTTCCCGTAGCAGTTACGCATTGCATATAGTGTGGATGAATAAAATTCTTATTATCCATTCCTTTTTCAATGCCATCCACAAAAGTTCTTAAATATGTACTAATAGCGTTGTACTTTATATAGGAACTTACAAATTTCTTTTGCTCTTTATTGGCAGTCAATGCTAAAGTTTCTAATGTAAGTCTATCTGTTTTAAATCCATGAGAACTTACATCATAAGAATCTTTTGGTACAAGTTTAAATCCGGCAACTTTACCTGTAGGGATAAACATCAATCCCTCCCCCTC